GTTTGGATCCGGGATTGGCCTTGCGGTAAGCCGCAACACCCTTTTTGGTCATGCCCGCACCGGCTTTAGTCGGGCGGAAATTGCCCGACTTGACCGATGTCTTGATGCCCATGCCCTTGGCCATTACGCAGCAGCCCCACCCTCGAATAAAAGGGTGACGCTAGTGACATTGACGTCTGCAACATCAATAAAGACACCGTCAGTAAACAAAATTCCCATTTCCGGAACAATAATGTCCGAGGAGCCTGCCGCCGCTGGGGTATTAATCGTCACCAGTGCCGTGCCGCTGCTAGTCGAGCCATTCTTCAATGAAAAAGAAGAGGCAGTCGCCGTATTCGTAAAGTAGATTCCTACAACACGAGTACGACCCGATATGGCAGCAGCATCAGCAGTCTTAGTGACTGAACTAAGGTTGCTAAAGCTCATGGCGACCTCCTATTAACGGTCAGCAGCGCAGAACAGATAATCGATAGTGGTTACCCGAGTACCGGTGGCACTTCCGCTCACAGACATTGCGCCGATGGTGAGGTTTTCATCATCAGGAATGTTGGTTGTGTGCGTTGCAACAAGCTGACGATTAACAAAGAACTGAACCGATCCCGTGCTGTAGGCCCAGAAACCCAGACGAATGTAGGTATCGTCTACGAGATCAATGCCCGAGTCGGTAGAGGTCTCCGTGCCATTCTTTTCAGTTTTGCACAGGATAGACGCATTGCCATCATTAACCTGGAACACAATGCGGTCAGCTGCAGTCAGCATATTTTCAGGGTTAGTCGCAAAATTGACAGTCAAACCAAAGCAAAGATCGGTCTGATCAGCATCATTACACTTGATGCGGGTCTCAAACCAAATGCTCTTGTCTGTCTGAACCGCGAAAACCTCATTGCCCTGAAGCGAACCACCATCGTCATCAGTCGTGGCAGCAGAAGTAATCGAAACCTCGCCATTGACCGTATCAGCAACGATTGCAACAGCGGCTCCAGAGTCTTTGACCACGGTCCAGTCATTGGTCGAATCAAGGGCGACTCCAGTGAAGTCATCCATGTAGTTGACATAGTCAACGTTGTTGCTAACTGGTTGGTCGGTCCACCAAGGACCAGGAGAGTTTTTGCCCGTAAATAGCACTGGGCCTGTAAAGTGAACAGCCATTTAAGGCTCCTTTCGTGTAGTAGCACATCCCCATGTCGTCTCTACTAAGTCTGCCGAGTCAGTCGGCATGGGTAAGGGTCTCGGTATTCTTCTTTTTACGCCGGATCAGGCGCCGTGTCAAGATACTTGTTGTTCTTCTGGTAGTTTTCCTCAGCCGTTATGACTGCCAAATTTGTGGGTACATGAAGCCCACAAACAGTCTTGCCTCTCAGCGGAATCACATGATCCACCACGTACACAACTCCCGTGCTGGCCGTCTTAGATATAGCCTCTCGGTAAATGCGCCTAATTTCTCGTTTGTCCGCATCAGTCAACCATGCGGGCGTGGCGTTTTTATGCCGTCTGCGACGGTCATTTTGACTAGCCTTGACCTCGTCTAGATTAGCTTGTTTCCAAGCTTTTTTGTACTTTTTCCTGTCTTCCGCAGCCTGATTCTTGGCTCGCTCTATAACCTTTTCTTTGTTTTGCTCGTAATACTGTTGCTTAGAGCGCTTGCCTGCATCAGAGTGGTTATACGACCTGAAATAATCTTTCCTTGTTGTCTTTCCTTTTTCCCATTCAATTTTTAAACACTCCAAACAAGATCCCTTGGTCTTGCGCAACGCAACGTGACCATGCTTACAAGGCAAGCCAGTGAAGTAGTAACTTGCTCCCGAAACTTTGGCTTCCAATCGGGAAGAGGGGTATGTGCTGTAGTCCATAAAAACATTTTGACACAGATAAAACCAGAATGCAAAAAACCCCGCCTAAGCGGGGTTTCCAAGTCAAGCTAACTACCTGACTTTTAGGCAGCTCCGGGAGATCCGAAAATACCGCGAGGATCGCTGAATCCAAACGAATAGCGCTCACGAGCCTTGTAGCGAACGTTTCCGCTATCAAAGTCACCTTCAAACGCCGTCTTGATGCCCACACGCTGGAACATCTTCATGCCGTTGGGAGCGTCAGTCTTGATGAAGTACGCATCCGGGTCGGTCAGGAAGTGGTTAACAGCGTAGCCCTGGGGAACCATGCCCATGTTACGGATGGCGTTGATGTCGTTGTCTGCAGTACCAACACGCAGAGTGGACTTCAGGATGCGATCCGCCGTGAACTGGAGTTCCTTAGGAATGATGAGCTTCAAACCTTGAACAGCGATCTTCAGGCCACGCTCATCAGTGAACGCAGCGATGTCGATCAACATCTGCTCAAGAGCGGTCTCAGACAGGTCGGCAGGGACTGTCAACTCGTTCTTGAGGACCGGGCCCGACAGAGTCGGGTGATCGTCAGCACACAAAGGCTTGCCGTCACCGCCAGTAGAGGTGGTGAAAGCGTTGTTCAAAACGGCAGCAGCCTTGATCTGCTTGGTTTGAGCCATGGAACGAGCAAGCGCCTTGGTATAACGAGCCGAAAGCTTGTCATACAGGTTGTCTTCCACCGCCTCTTCCGTCAGAGAGAATGCAAGAGCAATCGTCTCGTGGGTATAGCGAGCAGTATAGACTTCCTGAGCGTTGTCGTAAGCCACGCCAGCGCCTTCAGTTTTTACTGGGGCGTTGCCGAAGCCAGAGAGCATTACTTCCTCTTCAAATGCACGATCCGAAGACTCGGTGTCATAAATCTCTGCATGCTCATTTTCGTAGTTTTGATACTCCAAACCAAAAAGGGCATTGAGACCGGGCTCAAGCTCTTTTACTAGTTGTGCGCGGGAAATAGCCATTTGTCAGACTCCTTACGATGCCACACCAGCCACACCACCACTGCTGTAGCTGTGATTGTTAATTTTCACAACGAGTTGTGCAAAAGCGCCAAGTTCGTTGTCCGGTGCGTCGTACAGACCGACAATTTTCAAGTTTCTACCAGCAGTGGTATCAGGAGCGCCCGTGGTGGTCATGCCTGATTGCCCAGTAGTAGTGCTGCCAGTTCCCTGAGTAATGTTGACGTTTTCGCCAATGTCAGCCTGAACCATTACATTGTTGTCAGCTTGGATCAAGAACAGTTGGCTGGGGTCATCAATAATATCTGCCTGCAGATCTTCGGTGAAGGCAGCGTTGGCAATAAACTTGTTTGAAAAAGTTGGTTTGCCAGTAACAGGGTCATCATAGAAGACACCATTGAATACGCCCACGGCAGCCGCGTCAGCGACAGCCAGTTGAATGTATCCACCTACGAGACGTACCAAGTCGCCTTGGAAAAGATTCGTGCCGTAGTCCTCTTTAATTAGATACCCATACTGCTTTTGCGCTCCCGTGGCAGAGAGGTTGCCTAGAGGGCGCATTCCAAAAGGATTGTTGGAATTTGCCATTTTAAATTTCCTTTAAAGGGTTAAGTGTCGGCTTTAGGGCCGCCAAAAGTGGTTCTCGAAGAACGATCTGGACGGTTAATGACCATCGTTGAATGGGCATTGGCCTTCATCAAATCATTATCAAGAGCCTCAAGCTGATCTTGGGTGCGCCGTTGGTAGTAGGCATTGCGCTCCGCCACAGTCTCTTCTGGAATACGTGCCAAAAGCAGTCCGCCAACCTTGATTACTCCGGCATGGCGACCATCTTCGGCCGTCGGAACCACATACTCAGGGTGCTCTTCGCCACGAACAAGTTCGTAGCCTTCACGGAGTTTCCCAGCAACATTGCTGCGATCTTCCTGACCACCCGCTTCTGCGCGAATCCAACGCTGTTTAAACCCAGGGGGAGCTGCGGGAGCATCCAAGCGCGAAGGAGGTGCCCATGGGCGCCGACGATCCTCTGACTTACGGCCAGAAGCCGAACGAGCACTGCGGTCAATTTTAACTTGATCTTCCATGACTATCTCCTAACGTACTTTGCGTACTCTTCCAAAGGAACTCCTAGCCGTCTTGCCATACTCACCTCACTAGGTGTGAGTTTGACGGTCCTGCGCCCATTTACCCCAACGGAACTTTGCCCACGGGTAGCAGGAGCAACGGTAGGGGCGTTCACTTGCACGTTGTCCTGTTTTTTGAATTTATGCGGGAATTCCTTTCGGATTCTCCGATTCAATTCATCGTAATACTCATCTGACGATAAGTCAAACCCTTCGTCTTTTAGCTGGTTATGGATGCCAAAAGCTGCATAAGTCATGGCCTGATCCGCACCAAACCACTCGTTTTTCTCTGCCCATTCTTCAGCTTTAGGGCTTGGTTTTGGCTGAGCAGGGGGCGGAGCATAGATCTGTGCGGGCTGCTGGGGCATTTGAGGCATCTTTTGCTGCGCTGCAGTCCTAGAAGCCGCCTCATTCATGCGCTCCTGCTGTAATACCAGCTGCGCCAACATTTTTTGGGCGTCAACCGCCGCTTTTCCATCCCCACGTTCCACGGCGTCTTGCAGATTTGCCTCCACAATCGCCAGTTGGGACTTAATCCGGCCAGAAGCCTCGGTCACATAGTGCTCGTCCATGGTTTGGGCCCTTTGCTGAGCCTGCGCCAACTGAGCCTGCACCCCCTGGGCATACTCCAGAGCCGCCTTTTCGCGCCTTTCTGCCTCGCGAAGCTTGGCCGTCATCTTGTCGATGCGTTTTTTGACTCTGTCGCTGTATTCTTCGTGTTCTTTCTCATCGCTTTGGTCAGAAGTTTCAGAAGCATCCGCAACTACCGCTACGGTTTCCCCATCCTTTTCCTCTAAAACGACCTCTGTTTCCTGATCCTGCTCCGTGACGTTATCCGGCACCTCAGCATCAGGGTTTGGTACATCTATACCTAGTTCCATTTGAGCATTTTTAGGCATGGCAACCTCCTTAAACCATGTGAAGGACGTCTTCTGGATCCTTTACTTGAGCCAGAATCTCGTCGTCGTTAAGAATGCGTATCTCACCACCTTCGATGTTGATACGAGCTCCCGCATATCGGGCAAAAATCACCCAGTCCCCCTTCTGACACCATGGACCATTAGGAAATTTGTCCGAGTCTTTGTACGCCAGCGGCCCAACTTCCACCACATACCCACAAACAGTGGCAATTTGTTGTTTATCAACGGCCTCTTTAGCCAAAACAATCCCACCCTTGGTAGTGTGAGGCGGTCTGTAAGGAAGAACCACGATCCTCCAGCCAGTTGGCACCGGAATACGTTCCAAAACACCCTCGTCCATCTTATTTGGGTCAATGGAATCTTTCTTCTGCTTTTCTTCCTCCTGTATTTCCTTCGCCCACTTCTTCTGAAGTTCGGTCATTTCTTCCATCACATCTCCTTTATTGCGCGGAATGGGTCCGCGAGCCCCGTTTACTGCTCTTCTACTTCGGACAAAATCTGCTTGAGTTCGTCCTCTACAATCGCAAGCGTCTCCAAACTACCTACTAGGTGGCGATAATGTTCCATGTTTTTAGCACCCCCAGAGGCCACAACCTGAGTCAATTCAGCCCTTCGCTGGCGAATAAACTTTAATATTTTTTCAAATGGATTCATATTAAGCAATCATAGTCTTGTTTTTGGCGTCCTTACGCAGGACGTAGCTCACACCAGACTTGGTCGAAGGCGTTTTGACCTCCCGAGCCTTGCCCAAAGCAATGGCCACAGCCTGTTTTTGAGCTTTCTTCTTGGATTTTGGCTTGGAAGTGCCCAATTTCCCAGTTTTTGAATACGACCCCATCATCTCGGAGATGTTGGAGGATATGGTTTTCTTGCTACTACCAGATTTAAGCGGCATTTTGGCCCCTTTCCATGATGTCAAGACGCTCCCGAGCAATCGCAGCCTTCTCATTTGCAATTTGCTGGTTTTGCGCCAGTTTTGCCTGCGTTTCCTGGGCATCTTGTTGCATTCTTGCCTGCTCCAAGCCCATTCTTGCCTGCGATTCCTGCGCCTTGGCCTGAGAGTCGGCCTGACGCAGAGCCAATTCCTTCTCTTTCAACTGCACCAAAGGATCAGGACCTTCTCCCGCAAGTTGTGACGACAGCTGACGCAACTCCGCCATGCCCTGCGCTACGAGCATCGCAACTTGAGCCTCTTTTTGAATGTCTGACACCATACTTTGAGCTTCCACACCGTATGTTTTGAAGTTTTGAGCCTCTACCTGCTCTTCCGCCTTGATCCGAACGTGATCCAAAACATGTTTGGTCAGGTTTGCCGCCCCCAACAGGTTGCCCTGCAGGATCGGCGACATTCCCTGAATCAAATGGGAAACAATATGCGCATCATGCTGTTGACCAGCAAAAGCTTTAAGCTCTTTTCCATCAATCGCATCCGCATTTTCGGAAGCAGGATCTTTAGGTTTGGGGTTCTGCGTATCATCCGGTTTGAGAATTGCATCCACATCCTTCGTTCCCAAAGCCTCATACATCCTCCGATACGCTTCATACATGTTGTGGATTTGAGGCGCACTCTTGGCTAACTCCAACTGAGCCTGCGCCATGGCAATACGCTGCGCCGCCGAAAAGATATTGGGGTCGGCCACCGGAACAATGTCCACCCGATCATCAAAATCTTCCCGCTTGATCGTCCGATCCCCACCAATCACGTCATACGGGTACTCATCGGGCAAATACTTTTGGAAACACTTGGCCATCAACTCAAACTCAAGCTTCTGCGCATAATGCAGCCGCTTGTGAATGCCCGACATAATCATCGACCCACGCTCTAAGAGCGCAATCGTCGTTCCCACCGCCGCCTGCTGATTGCCATCCCCAACCTGCATGTCCGCAATGCTCGCTACCCTGCGCCCCGCATCAATACAGAACCCAAGCAGCACAAACAACGTCTGACTCGGCTCCTTGTACGGCAAGGGCAAAAGCGCCCTTGATAGCTCCGCACCACCCGCATCAATGTCCCTGAACTCCCCAGGTTGCAACGGCTTGTCATCGTCGGCAATCCGCAAGCCCCTGGCCTTGAATCCAGCAGGCAAATTTGACAACGTCCCCGCATCCAACAACTGTTGCAGCGCAGCTGTCGCCGCTTTGTTCAAGCCACCAATGATGTGAACAAGGCCATACCCCATGCAGCCAGGACCCGGCAGGAACATGTAATGCACGAAATACTGCTCCGGGCAACACGTCTCATCATCTTCGCTCCAGTTGCGATAAATCGACAACACCGTGCCAGTGTCCTTGTCCACCGTGACGATGTAAGGCTTCTTGATCCCATCCTTCGAGTCCCCAGGAATCTCTAACTCAATATAAGCCTCAAGTAAGGTGTACTCAACGTCCTCACTATTGGGCGAGAACCCCGAAACACGGTTCTCGGACTCTGA